ACTGCGGCCTCGGAGGTTGAGGTGTCGGTCGAGGGTTAGGTTGCGGAGTTACAGGACGCGGAGGTCGCGGGTGAGTTGTCATCTACACGCTGCGCTTCCTAGAGTCACAAACACGCCACATACGAAGGATGCTAGACATTGAATGATCACGATTACTACGTAGACACCGGTTCTCATGTCCGCCTCGCATTCGGATGCCAGATGTACTTGTGAAGTTGTACATTCAATCGCCAAGGAAGCCCGTCGGCAAGCATCCACTTCGTCAGCTCAGTGATATCAATGCCGTCCCAGACAGGTCCGCAAAACACCACACCGCCGTTGGGTTGATGCCTAAGGATGTGAGTCCAGCGATACTTGGCTTCATCATAGTCAGCACGGTCCTTGATCGTGAACTTAACAGCATCACGAGGACCTAGGCCTCGAAGGTTGATTAGTACATTCCTCATATCGGTAGCGTTGTCGGGATAGAGTTCTCGAAGCTGTGCGTGAGGTAGCGCTGTGGATTCACCCGATCCTGGTAGCTTCCAGTCCAGTATGATTGAGTCCAGCATCGCCCTCATGCCACGGGAAATTGGACGAGTACCATTGGTGAAGACTTCCACAGTCCCGTGGGCGGTGTGGAGCTCTTGGCGAAGCTCCTCCAAGAGGCATTCAAGTTCATCACTTGGTTGAATGAACACCTCGCCTCCTGTAAGGCAGATGTTGTTCGTCCCGCACGCGAGAACGTCCCTAGCCAACTCGGTGGGATCCTTGTAGATCTTCTGTTCCTTGGTGAAGATCTTCGGATCAATGGCGTGAGGTGTGTCGCACGGCCATCCAGGACACTTCAAGTTACATCCAGCGAACCTGACGAATGTAGTAGGCTTTCCTGTATTGGGTCCCTCTCCCTGATAACTAGGATAGATCTCACTAATGCGCAGTACCATTAGTTCTCCAGACTGTACTCGGCGAACGTGTCTGCGGTCTCCTGGACCCGGACACTATAGATGCGAACACCTACGGGAAGGTCTGCACTGAATAGTTCTTCGGCCAGACTGAACAGATACTGGGCTAGACGTTCTGCCGTCGACAACTCTCCGATCACATCGTTCAAGAATCTGTGATCGAGATTGCGATTGATCCAGTCCTTGAAAGGCTTCAGCTTGCCATAGTCGTACACCCACCCTTCATCCTCAAGACGATTGCGGGAAATGAGGGTTAGTGTAACATTGTAGGTATGTCCGTGCAACCTACTACACTGATGGTCAGCAGGAAGATAGCCGAGCCGATGTGCGGCGTCGAACTTGAACGACTTACCGATCTTGAACATTACTTGTTGTCTCCTGTCATGGCGTTGTAGATTGCGACTCGCCAGTACTCCTTGTCATCGTACACTGTCTTGTCTGCTAGAACGTCCTCCGGGCCATAATACTCTTTGAAACGTCCGATAGCTTCGTGAATGGCTTCGAGACGCTCAACGCAAGTGCCACAGCGACCACAGTGGTTCTTACCACCCTTGTAGCAGCTCCAGGTCAGGTGCAGAGGCACACCCAACTCAAGAGCTCGGTAGGCAATATCGGCCTTAGACTTGTAGATGTACGGTGCGTAGATAACACCTCCGCGGCTTTCATCATGGCCATGACTACCTTGCCTGAACTGGTGGAAGCCATCATTGCCGGACCAGATAGCCTTAGCAGCTTGATAGATGAACTCTGGACGGCAGTCAGGGTAGATGAAATGATCACCACCGTGGACGCCGATAGCGATTGCTCGGTACTTGTTATTCACAGCCACACCTGCAGCGATGGACAACATGATCATGTTCCGGTTAGGAACCACCGTTGCCTTCATCGTGTCCTCGGCGTAGTGACCCTCTGGTACCTCGATCTTGCTCTGTGACTTCGTATCTTCGTTCATTCCGTCAGCCATACTGAGTGGCTGCGAGGTGAGAGCCGAATTGCTGATCAGGTGGGTAAGTCCTTGAAGGTCGACGATGTCGTGACGAAGGCCGAGACGTTCGGCGGTTTGAGCTGCGTACGTCAGCTCCTTCTGGTGGCGCTGACCATAATTGAACGACAGCAGATGCGGACGGTACCCTTGACTGATCAGATCGTACACGAGGGTAACGCTGTCGAGTCCACCACTAACAATAGCTACACTGTCCGGAATCATTGTGCTCCTACTCCTGCAATTGGATAGTAGAGTGTACCTCTACCTTGACGTACCTGGGTAATCAGTCCTCGCTGGTCTAACGTAGCGAAGATCGCATCGGCTGTCCTAGCCGTTAGGTGGTAGTACTGCATAAGTTTACTGCGCGGAATACCTGGAGACCTGACGATCGCTTTCATGATCTTGTCAATGTCCCGTTCGAACGTATTCTTCCCTACACCGTTGATCACCTCATTTGCATATGACCTCCATGCACGGCAGTAACTGATAGCCAGAACTACATCCTCCTCTCGAACTACTACCTTCTCTTCTAACCGTCTAGAAGCGGCTAGGAGTACCGCTACCTTCAGAGTAGACTTGGAGAGTCGGTCGTATATGGGAGTCATAAGTTCAGCACGGCCGCTATCGATGCCTGCCTGCATCATTGATTGTTCGAACTTGTTATACCTTGCCCAAGCCTCCGACGATAGTTCGGCATCCCAAGTCCTCATCCTAGGCACTTGGAAGCCTTGTCCTTTCGTTATTACAACTTCAGGGATTACGTAATGATCCCTAATCCTTTCCATCTCCTCGACGAGTGCATCGCGACCTGAATAGTCACGCTGTGTAGGTGGTCCCATAGGCTGCATTCGGGATGTACTAGACTCTGCTGTTACGAAGATGAAACGGGGCACGAAGCCTGACGTTACCATTTCGAAGGAGAGCAGTTGCTGAATCTTTGTCTTGATGCCCCCAGCAAATAGGATCAGGACAGGATTCTGGATCGTTAGCACTTCTTTACGCAGCAAGCGCTTTTGCATCTTACCATCGTACAGCTTAGTCAATACTTCAGCCATACCTGCCATGTAATCTTTTTTCGTCATCTGCTCAATGAGTCCGGAAAACTCGTCTCGCAAGAAGACGGAAGGTCTTCCTGACCGACTCTGCAGACCGGTCAGTAGACCTTCGATGCTACCGTCAGTAGCCAGAATTGCATCTTCGTCCACTAAAGCTAGTAGGTCGATGGCAAGTTCCATTGCTGTCGACTTACGCGTTAGTGTAGTGTCTGCCAGAATCATGAACCAAAGGTTAAGGCCTACAATTCCGAAGCTAGTAGGTAACCTAACCCTACCAGCGAGCAGGCTACTAAGAATAACGAAAGCGCCAGCAGGATGATACTGCGCAGCGGCATCTCCAAGTCCTGTGGCCCACCTGGCATATCGTTCGACGAAGGTCTCTTGGGATTCTGCCCATTCAACTTCTTCGGGACTGAGGAGGTCAGGCTGTTGCGTTGTGGTAACGACTACATCGTTGGTCTCCTGATTCCTGAGGTATGCTCGACACACATCTCGCCACAAGTAATCAAGAGGCTTCTTGTCTCTTTCGTACTTATTACAAGCTGCATGCTGAGCTACGTGGAATACTTCCTCTCTGGAAAGTCCTGCCTCAAAGCAGAACAACATCATCTTCCAAAGAACCTCACTCCACTTACCCTTTTCAGGTTCAGAATCGAAGAGGGTAAACGTAAGAGGGTTAAGTGATCTACGGTACTTCTGAAGTAGTACCAGAGGTTCTTCCGTCGGCATTACGTCTGGCTCTGGCAAAGGTAGTGTAAGCAATGAGGTGTTGTGTACCTCAGGATACTCCATGAAGTCAGTTGCTCTATACCGACCAGTAGCCGCAGTCGTCAGCTTTACTGTAGGTGTAGGATCGTACTTGAAGTTCAGAGTTCCCGGAACTCTGAGGAGCTGAGTTAGGTCCCAGCCACTTCTGTCTGCACCGTGAGGTGCGTGGTAGTAAGCAATCCTCCTAGATAGGTCTTCTGCCTCTTCAGCATCCATGGGGTCTTCTAAGGCCCACAAGGCCTGGAACCGTCCCGGTGAACTCTCAACAAGAAGTGATGGCGCCGTCAGTAGTTTGTCTGGAGGACATGTATCCAAATCAGACCACAAGGACGGACAACACCTAATTGTCTCCTTCCTAAGCCTTTTCTGCGTTAGCAGCTGAGGACAGAAATACACGTTCTGGTGGTATCCATGAGCTATGATGAAGTCATACAACTCGTCAGCCTGCTTAGGCCACTCGAAGTATGTGTGCTCGCAGCCGCTAAAGTCCTTAGGGATAAGTGCAATGCAGACGTACCCGGACGCCTTACCGAGCGCGATCCGAAAGAAGACTCCCAGACTATATGGTGTCATCTACACCTCCCTTCTTTAGTTGTTCCCTACGTGAACCTCATCCTCATAGTTCACATGCCGTGACCGTTGCGGTTCATCTCGCGAGCTTCCCCGCTTACACTCATACACAGTTCCCTACGTGTCACGAGCGGGAATCGAACCACGCTGTCAAAGAGCGGAGGCGGGCGACCAACGACCCTACGGTACACTCTTCGCATTGTACCAACCGTGACATGGCTGGGAAGAGCCTAGTAGCGCAGGCGTATGGAAACTAGGCTCTTCCCAGGTTAAGTAGAGGTACTACGACCTCTAGGTTTATGTGCTAGACGGGAAGGCGCGTCGAGCCCTTCGTCCCGCCCGCAGCAGCCGGCTTCTTCCAGGTGCTGGGGTGCTTGTACCCCTTCACCTCGGCACGCTTGACGATTCGACGGATCATCTTGTCCGGGTTGGTCGGGTCCGGAACTTCTTCGTACTTCTTCTCGGTGTACCTGCCGGTGGTCTCGTTCTTCGCCATCGCATCAGTCTGTGCAACGACGATCACGAGTTCCTTACCCAGCCACTCTTCGAGTCCGGGGAACTCGTCCGTGCGCGGGTCGAGCCCGACAGCCTTCATCATCTGGGCCGCACTGTACAGAGCCCCTTCGAACAGCATCACCAGGGCCCAGGCCTGCTGGCCTACGTAGCGTCCATCAAACGCATCGGCCTGAACGGTGAACTGGAAGTTCGCCATCGGCTTGCCTGCGTTTTTGCTCCCCTCCCCGACCTCCTTCAGCTCAGCGTCCGTAATGGCCACGAGGTAGGAACCTGAAGGAAGGGTCGAGAACTCACGAGCCTCGCTGGAAGCTTCCTGATCGGTGAAGTTGAGACGGAAACCGTCGCTCATTACTGATTCTCCTTGATTGTGTACTTGTAGATGTCTGCCATCGTCGGGTTTTCCATGTACGGTCGGGGGAGTCGATTGCTTCTGTCTTTGGCTGTAATCTTGTCGGTTGCCTCCGTGAGTAGGAGTCTGTCCTGCTGTTTGCTTTCCGGGTTCTCATCCATGTACATGTATGTAACGATGTCGAACATGCCGGCTACCTGCGCAGCCATCTTACCGGGCAGACTAGGACGTTTTGTTACCTTACCTGATAACTTGTCCTTATCCTCCTTTACCAGAGCCGTGAAGATGGTGGTGATAGGAAGGTCACGGAAGCCTCGAATGAACTTGCGGAGTTGTGATCCGCTGATCTGCCATTCGAGCATGCTAGCGACTTCGCCATCACCCTGACGTCCCTGACGCTCGGGATCCTTCTCCGCAAGCCGATTCATGACCTCCTGCATGTTGAACATTTGCAGTTCAGTCAGCGAGTCAATGACTACTGTCTGGTAGTCATGAATCCCTGCATGCAGTTCGT